CAATGTTATTCATTTTGAAAACAAAAAAGTCCGAGAGAACGTATAAACGATCTCTCGGACTTTTAAGAATTAATATTGGCTCATGTATTGGTCACGTTCCCAAGGATGAACTTGTGTACGGAACATACGCTTGCTCCTTAGAACGAATCGATATACTTTCTAATCCTTTGTATATCAATATTAATTAAAATTTCGCCTCGAAATACATCAAAAAAAATCAAACAAATTCGGGCAGCCTTCGGGCAATTACCGGGTAATCAATCGGGCAAATTTTTAAAAATATAAAACAAAAAAGCACAGCGTGTATAAGTAAGTGCGCGAACACTCTTATACCGTCCGCCTAGCTACGATAGGCAAACACTTGCTGTACCCTCATTTGTATTTTAATACATTACTGGGTTCATTTGCAATGGTTTGCTATCACTGGTGAACCGTTGCTCTTTTTGTTTCTAAAGGAGAAAGTATATTAATGAAGAAACGAATCGATGTAATCGCAGGTGAAGAGTCGTTTAACAACCTTTCACGTTTTAATGAAATCGAAGAAATGAATAAAACTGTACGAGTATATAAGGATACTATCATTGCTTCTGTTAAACGTGTAGATGTACAAGCTAGACTTATTTCTTTGCTTGAACTTTTAAAGCGTCACAGCTGCAAACAACTAGGTGTTAGCTATATGTGTAAGAACACTATTGCAGATAAGTTAGAAGTATCTTATAAAACCGTACAACGTTTAATGAAGAAACTAGAACAACTAGGTATGATCCGCCAGGTACCAATGAAGCGTAAAACAGATATGTTGCAGACTTCAAATGCTGTTTTAATTATGCCAATTGAAGATCTGACCGACAAGCATACCCCTAAAGAGTCCAAGAAGTGTCCGGCCATTAAAACAACTACTAATTCTCTAAAACAAAATATTAATAATAAACGTAACGATGTTCTTGTTTCACAAAATAAAGTTGTTAAATCTTTTTCAAAAGCAAACTTCATTGCTCATTGGGTACCAGAACGTTTTGCTGACTTAACAAGCTGTTACTATAACGAATCTCAAACTATTCAAGAATTGTGGAAAGTTGTGAAGCAATGCAACCGAGTAGTTAACTATGCTACTTCTGAAAGAGCATTTACTCCACAACAAGAACTGAATATTGGTATTAGAGCATTTAAAGAGTTTGTGATGAAAGTAAAAGATAATAAGAAAATGCAGAACAAGTTTGGCTACTTTAACGGTATTGTAAATAACCTTATGGACAAGCTTTATTTTGACCAAGACTTTTTAGAGAGCTTTTGATATACCTACAGACCTTTGAGGTGTAATGTACTTGAATATGCCGTCTACATCTCTTGTTTGAACAACATAAAGTTTCTCAAAGTCCACTTTATAATATTTATCTGTGAGAATCCAAATGGCCGGAAATTTCTTAGAATGACGCTTCCACTCATCCGAGTCTTTGTAGTCCATGTAGAGTTTCTTTTTGCTCTCCATTTGTTTGTTAGAGTAGATGGATCTTTGCACTTCCACACAGAAGGCATGACCTTTCCATTTCATGAAAACATCTGGTTCAATGCCTCCTTTTGTTAAAGGCTTGAATTCTACTTCAAACAATGTAGGAGTTTCATAGGCACATAAAGTAATATAAAAGTCTGCTATGGCACGGAAATGAGGTATTTTAGTTGATTCTTTTTTGATGGAGCGAGGACTTGGAAAGTAGTTATAAGGCCGGGTAGTTTTATCGACTTCGATTAGATTATTATCTACCAGGCGCTTTAATACTCTGTTTGCCACTACATGAGGTGTTTTATTTTGAAGGAAATGGAGCTTTATCAATTGATCTCTGTTTAAGACACGGAACTTTTTTAAGCTTTCTGTAATAGCTTTATCTCGGTTATTCATCATCTTCACTCCCTGGTAAAGTTAAATCTGTCACTTCAACATCAAACTCGTTTTCATGCGGATCTTCGATAGGTACATGCTTAATAGGTTCCAGTAATTCCTTCGCATGTTCCAGTGATAAATATGGAGCTTGCAGCTGCTTAATAACTTCATGTCTCATGTAGAATTTACCCTTTTCGGCTTTGTTAATTTTAGAAGCATCCACATTATTACCACTACCTAATGTGATGTTAGAGTTGATTAGATCAGCATGACGGAAAGCATAGCGAACAGTTAGATTTGATTTTAATTGCCCATCAAGTATTTTGGCATCTGGGCGCTGCATCGATAAGATTAGAAAGATTCCTAGAGCACGACCTTGAGTGCTGATATCTTCTATTTTATCCATTGTCGCTGTTTCTTTTCGTAATAAAGCTACTTCATCGATGCAAAGTAAGATGTATTTTTTCTTATCAATGCCTTTTATTTTATTGTATTCGTCAATATGTTCTAGACCGTGTTCATCTAATAGATCACCACGCGTTTCTAATTCTTTGTGGATGGCTAATACAGCCTTTTTTAACTTCTTTTTATCTGTAATAACTTGCTGTACACCTTCACAGTTACGGAAAAGGTGAAATTCAGTACGTTTCATATCGGCTAGGTAAAAGTCAATCATGTGTCGTTTATGAATTAGCAGTGTGGTTAGAATCACACGTAGCATAACTGATTTACCTGAACCTGTTTCTCCTGCAATAAGTAAATGTGGATCAGTAACCATGTTATAGCTGATTAATTTATTAAAATGGTCATAACCAGCTATAATAGGTAGCCTCCCTTTTAAGCAAGCCTCTATTTCCGTATCATTATAAACCTTGATGGATTCATCCTGCTTAGTGAAAATCTTTAGGCTGTACTTTAATCCATTGCCTGTTAAATCGTAAGAGTGGCCAAATGTTTGATTAAAGATATATTCTTTTTCTAACATGTTCTTCGGATTTAATCCCTGTGGAAGATAAAAGACATACTCCAAATAATCATCTTTTTCATGTGTAGCTGCAATAGCTGGGTAACGTTTAACTGTCGTGTCCCCTTTTTTGAAGGTTAAAACGATATCGGCTACAACAAAAGCGTTTCTTAAACGAGCCTTATAAATGTATTTCTTATATAATTTTGTAATCATTACATCATCCCCCATAGGAACTTTTGTACAAGCTGCCATAGTACCCAAAAGAACGAGCCTACTGTTACTAAACTAAGAATGAGACGAGTTAAATCATGCACCATTTCCGACTCAATATGCTTACCCACATTCAATAACTTTTTCTCTGCTACTGTGGCCACAATGATTGTACTTCCAACTGCTCCAACAACTAATAAACCACTCATTTAATCACCTCTTTGATAGCCTGAAAAGTTTAATTCCGGGTGTGGCAAAGATGGGTTGAGAAGAATGAGAAGAAATCCCTTATTAAGAAAAAGAGAAATCGCTCAATAGATAGGGTTAAATAGACGATTAATATATTAGTCGAAATATATCCATTAATATATTTGCTAATATATCAGTTAACTCTTCAGTGCTTATATCACTAATATATTAGTGAAGGTTGTATATAAAAACTTGTCCTCCAAATTTTTATTGAAAAGAAACTCAAAAAAATTAGAATCTATCCAATAAATAATTAGAGGACAATACTACGATGTTAGAGAAATGAATATATTGGTGATGTGGATATGAAATGGAAAAATCATATTGATGTGTATATTAAAAAAAGTGGTAGGTACAAAAGGTTTTTAGCGAAGCAATTAGGTATTTCAGAAAATCAATTATTAGCTTGGCGCAAAGGTGAATCATTTCCACCAGTTGACAAAGCTATGTTGTTAGCTGAATTATTAGATTGTACCGTATACGACCTATTTGAGAGGACAGATGAAGATTGAAAAAGTGGTTAAAGGTTGTACTGGGGATTGTTTCTGTTTTAGTGGTAGCATTTATCGGATTATTTATTTACGCTTATGTACAAGTTTCTAAAGAAGAGGAAGCAGCAAGTACTGAAGTAACAGATGAGGAAACGACAACTGAAGAAGCAACAGATAGTGAAGTTCCAGATGGGATGATAGATGTTAATACAACTATTGATGAAGAAATTAATGATAATAAAGTAGTTGTATTTGGCACCACTAACCTTCCTACTGGAACTAAATTAAAAGTAAACCTCTCTGTAACTGGAGAAGATGATAATGGAATTGAAAAAGAAGTCACTGTGGAAGACAACGGGAAATACAAAAGTGGAGAGTTTTCAAACAATGGAAGTCGCTTAAAAGGCGGAAATTATTCTATTTATGTAAGTATGGTTCCTGCAGCACAACAAAGTGAAGAAGTTCAAAAAGTTATTGGAGATAAAGGTCAGAACTTAACTGGCGATCAAGTGGCTGCATCTGAAGATAACGGAAACCTAACTAGTGCTAATAAGTTTGTTGATTTAACAGAAAACAATGCTGAGAAAAAAGAATCTCAAGAAAAATTAGATCAAGATACAATGTTGGCCGTCTTATCAGAATCCACACGTGAAGTATTTGGTGATAAAAATGATTTTAATAAAAAAGATGCTGTTGATAAAGTCGAACTTGTAAACGATACTGCATTCATTCGAGTCTATGGAAAAGATAATGTATCAAATAAACTTATTAAAAGTGGCATGTATATGGACATCACAGACGTATTGAAGAAGATTGAATATAGTGATGATCTACCTCCTAAAGTAGCGTTCGATATTATTTTCCCTCTACAAGATAAGTTAGGAAATACTAAAGATGAGCCTGTAATGCGTGTGATTATCGCAAGTGACACCATCCACAAAATCAATTTTAAGAATTTTAATTACGATAACATCCCTGATATAGCAGAAAGCTACTGGGAACATGATGCTATAAAATAAAAAAAGAGCCCTACTCAAGCGAGTAAGGCTTTTTAAATATTCTCTAATATCTACATAGTAATATTATAAATAAAGTGTTATTATTGTTTAACATAATAACTGATTGAAGGGTGTTTAGACATGTTTGAAGATGCATTAAAGGTATTACTCGATAAACAACCAACCTGGTTTTTTCAAGTATCTTCAGGAATATTAATATTAATTTTAATAGCTTTAGGATACTGGGCTTTTCTAGGTTCGAAACGATTCGCTCAGGGAATGAATAAAGAAAACCAACTAATTGAACTGCTTAAAGAACAAAATGAATTAAAAACACAAGTAAACGAACATGAAAGCATTAGTTTACAATTAGCGACAGTTTTAGAAAACACTCGTTCTTTTATGGATTCCTTAAATACATATCGTAAAATAGATAAACTTGAAAGAAATATCGCTGAACACTTGGTGCAACGCGTATTAGAAGGTTTATCTTCTGATATCAAGTCTGTTATTGGTGAGAAACATAGATGTGGTTTATGGTTAAAAACAAACCGTGAGATAGACAAACTGGTACTAGTTCACGCTAGTTCAGGATTTCCAGAAAGTTATATTCAAAATAGATTTTTAGAAATTAACAATTCCATAGCAGGAAGATGCTTTCGAAAAAAAGAATCTATATTTAATAATGATGTTACTACTGATTCAGACTGGACCCCTACTACATCTTCTGGATCATATACTGCACTTATTTGCGTTCCAGTTGGAGTGTTTGGGGTTATAACAGTGGATGGAAAGCAACACATGCATGATAATGCTCTACTTATTGCAGAATTATATGCATCTATCTGCGAAGGGTTTTTTGAAGAATTTACGGCTCAATTTATTTTTGATGATGAGATGCAAGTTGCAGCTTCTGAAGAATAAACTAATATAATACACATGAAAAGGAGAGATTTTATGTATACTCAAAATAAATTCTTACTCCAAAAAGTAGCAGCACAAACAGCGTTAGACCGACAAAAAATTAGCACTGAAGAATATAATCTACTTATAAAAAAACTCGAACAAGAAGAAGAAGAAGAATTGATTGAGCGTGAAATCAGAGAAAAGATGCTTAAACAAGCAAGAAACGAACTATATCATAGATATACAACGGTATAAAAAAGCTCCCACTACTAAATAGTGGGGGCTTTTCTTCAATAACCTTTAGATTTCAAAACAGCTTGCAATTTCCTCTTTGTATTTGGACCATATGTGCCATCCACTTCATATGGCAAGTAAACTTTTTGGAAACGCATTACCGCATCTTTTGTGTGAGATCCATAGATTCCATCTGCTGTACCACACTTAAAGTACACAGCATTTAAAGCTTCCTGAAGCTGTTTAATGGCCCCCTTATTTGTTGAACCTACCTTAAGCAATCCTGAAGGAAGAGGGTATTTATATTCTGGCTGTTCTTTTTTAGGCGTTTCAGGCGTTGGTGTATACGTGTTTTTCGCGGTACCAAACTTAATTGTTTGTCCCACTTTTAATTGAGACGGTTTCACATCGGGATTAGCGGCAATTAAGTCTTCTACAGTAATACCTTCTTTTCCATCTTTTAAAGCAATGGACCAAAACGTATCTCCTTCTTGGATTGTATAAAGACCAGGAACTGGTGAAGGTTCTTGACCCTTTACAGGGAGAGTAACAACCGCATCTTTAAAAGCCTTTTTATAATCGTATACACAGCAAGCTTTCCAGCTATACCCTGGCATTTCGTTATGAGCTTTATCATACTTACCAATGCCATCTTTAATTAAAGCTGCATGTAAATCTTGAATAGATTTAATTGTAGCAGCATCTAATTTGTCAGTACGATAATCACCAATAACACAGATACCTAAACCAATTGTATTGCTATTACCCACATGATAGCTGCGTTTGGCAATGTCTACGCAATAATAAATAGCTGCTTTACCGTCAATCACATGTTTGGAGTCAATAATTAAAGCATATGCAATTTCCGGCCATCCATTAGTACGAACATGAAAATCTGCAAATGATTCAATCTTAGACCCACCAGCTGACAATTTCGTTAAAGAATGATGCCAAACACGCGTTGTGATAGATGATACACCCTTTTTACGTTTTGCATACTCTCCTTTATGAACTAACTTACCTCGTTTATCAACTAACTGTGGTAATTTTTGAAATGCGTACATTTTCATCTTCCTCTCCCGTTTTAGATATATAAAAAGCCACTCAATGAAGAGTGACTGACTTTTATTTATTCTGTTTTTTAGCTTCTCTCTTTCTTAGCCATGCTTTAAGTTCTCGGGTAAAGTGTGTATTCTTCCACACTGCATAGACATTGACAGCAAGTGCTACAAAGGCTGAAACAACGATCACAAAAGCATTAATACTTTCAGTAGTAAGCCAATCAAACGATACTCCAATTGTTCCAAAGAAAAACAAAAGAGCTGTTAAGAAGCCTCCTAACAGCGTGAATACATCCTTTTTCATACTAACAACCTCCTATTGTTGTAACGCGGCATAGGCAATAGCAATCGCTCCACCAATAACTCCAGTAAAAATTGCTGTGATGATAGCCCCTGAAATCTTACGTTTAATCCAAGTGGTATTCTCATCAATTTTGTTTAATTTTTCATTAAGCATAAAAATCTGTTGATCCTGTAAATCTGACTTACGTTCAACTGCATATAAACGAGCATTATATGTCTCTAATTTCCCCTTGATTTCCGTTATCTCTTTTTGGAATGTATCCATTGGCTGAACCTCCGTTGTATTTGGCATGGTTCTCACCCCTTTGTATAAAATAAAAAGAGGACTGTTATCAGCCCTCTTAAATAAATATTTGTATGCTATCTTTTATCATTCGTACATTTCACAGTTGTTATAGATAAAGAATATTGCATCTAATGCTGTTCTTAATGCCCATTGAGCTTTGTCTTTATCTACTTCTACATTTTCTCCATGAGCAATCTTATTACGAAGCTTTAATAAATCTTGCCATTCTTTATTAATTGGGTTCTTTCCTTTGCCTGCGCCTTGTAACCCTTGTCCGTTTAAGTCTTTAAGTAATTTATGAGCTTTATTTAATATACTACTTATTGACTCAACAATAGTATAAGCTGCATCTTGAGATAAACCTTGAGAGATAAGTAATTTATTTAACGTACTATCAAGAAAACTCTCAAACATCATTTCCGAAGTTAATACCGCAATATTATACTGCCCATGTAATATTTGCTCTTTAATTTGAGTCAATAACATAAGCCAAGTTTCCGTAGGTTTGTCTCCATCTTTTCCATATACACGCCATGACACCTTATGATTTTCACCAAATTTTCTATAGTTTAGATCAGTAGCATCCGCACTTTCAGATGAGACTATAGTAAATGAATCGGTTTCAAACTCCGAATAAAAATAGGGTGCTACGGTACAGGGAGCATCCATATTGGTCAAGTATACTTTGTTTATTAATAACTTACGAGGAAGAGTAACTCTATATTCTTTACCAACCGTAATCTCGGCAGAATCGAAATATCTGACATTACAGACCGCTTCTAATGCTGCAATAGGGCTATCTGCAACTAACTCTTCAATCATGCCTTGATATAGTGTGAATTTATTTCCACATGCACAATCTACTGGTTTGTTTAAGATTTTCCTTTCTCCAAAAGTAGTAATTGCTAATTCTAATTCTTCTACATCTAATCTGCTCCCACGCCCACAGTTAGTACATAAGTAACTTTTAAATGTATTTGTTATCTTTATCATATATATCCGCCGCCTAACTATAAGTTATTTTCCAAAAACACTGTTACATCTAACCTATTATAAACGAATATTTATAAATTAAAGGGATAATTTCCCTTGGATTTTATTTTAATTTCTTGTAGGCATAAAAAATAACGCTCTAGGCGTTTTATTTAGATAGCTAGCTTTTTAGTTTAAGCAACAGCTTTATTTCCAGTTGTATCACTGTTAACTGCAGTTGATTGGAGTGGATTCGTGATTGCAGATGGATAGAAGTTGTCTTTGAAAATAAGAGCACTCACCGCAGAACTTGCTAATAAAACAGCGTTCAATGAGGTATCTTTTATTTTATTACCTCTTCCCACAATACCTACTGCATTTTCTCCCTGGAAGTTAAAAGCATTGACTGTTACATCTAAAATTTCATTATCATAAAAGCGTAAGTGAGACACGTTTTGATATGCATTGAAGCCATGTCTTCCGGCTTTTCTAATAATATTGCCTTGAGCTGTAATGTCAGAAGATCCATCACTAAAGCTATATGCATCACCTGTTTGGCCAGATAGGTCATTCTTATTGATGATGTCTACACCTTTTGTATTCTTACCGTAGATCGCATTTGTATAACCATCAAGTACATTATGCTCCACAAGTCCTTTTGTAACTCCATATAGGTATAATGCTGGCCCATCAATTGCTCTGACATTACTGTCTCTAAGCGTGAAATTAGTTTCTGTAATTCCATCATGTGCAATTTTAATTCCATTACGAGATTCAATTGGAGTTCGTTCAATGTATATCGTTTTATATCCGTTAGCTATAATACCTGTATCAAGAACCTCGGTATAATTACAATCAATAATAGAAATATCATCAGCAACCGTAATAGTAGCATCAGTGTGCGTACCAATTCCCACATTCCAAGCGCCTGCCACATCAGAAGCGCCTGCTGTACACCCTTTAATACGAATATGTTTAGATAGCTGATTAGCTCCACTACCAAAGTAAGGAAAACCGGATTTAGTACCAGATTCAATTTGAATAGATTCTGCATATCCACGTGTGCCCGTGTTGTCGATAAACCCATAACACTTCACGTATTCTATATTTGCACCTTCAATAGCTGCCAACTCCACACCATGTGAGAAGTTAACATTTAAAATCTCGGCATTACGTAGAGTAATATTTTTAGCATAACCAAAAGCAAAACCTGAGCCGTCATGGTCAATTAAATGTCCACGTACATCCCAGGTTCCTCCATCAATCCAAATATCATCTTGTCCCACTAAATTTCCACTTTCTCCGTTCATCACCATAACATTCGTGTGATAACGATAAAAGGTAGCGTTCTTGTTTATAATCATTTTCAGTCCCTTTTTAGTAATAAGAGACTTTTCAAGAAAGTAGTTACCTTCTGGAACTACTACCCAGACATCTAAAGGAGCACATTCATTAATGGCTTGTTGTATGAGTGCTGCAGCATTATTCACAATTCCTTGTGGAACTTTGTAATAAGTCACAACATCACGCCAGTTACTTACAGCATTCTTTTGCATGTCCTCCATTTGCTGTTTAACGATATCACCATTCTTTAACTTATAAAGGTCTAATGGATCAAATCCACCAGCTTCATGTGCTTGTTTGTGAGCTGTTCTGATAGAATACTCCGTTGTATCATTCGCTAAAGACTCTAGGAATGCCGATAAAGAAGAATAACCATGTCTTGCTTCAATCACTTCATTATCTTGGCTTCCAGCCTCTAGTTCACCTAACTTTTGAGCAAGCTCTGTTAACTTAGCATCGATATCATCAAAGTGTTTGGACTGATCAAGAACACGTTCAGTACGCTGTGTGAGGCTGAGAACATTACTTTTTAAACTTGATATATCAATACCCAACGTTTTAATAAGTTCATTCATCCATTTAATGAAAGGAGCTCCAAAACCAGCGTTACTATTAAAAGGATTATACATATTTATCACTCTCCTTTCTTAGTTCAAGAAGAACTAGAATTTTCTAATGCGGTAAGACGGTCTTGAATGTTTTTAATCGTTTGATTGGTAGATAAATCGACAATTACTAGTCCGTTTTGATCTACTTGCAACAAATTCAACTTTTTAAATAGTTCAGCACTTAATAAACCAGCATTAAGAGCAGTAGCTAATGGAACCGTAACATAACCATCTGCTCCTGTTTTTAAATTATTTAATTTGGTATAGTCAGCAGCACTCATTAATCCAGCTTGTGATGTACTAGCCGTAGAAAAAGGTAACTGTGATGGAGTGACCTGCCCAGTTGCATTAGCAAGACTAACAGAAATCTTAGATCCATCAATCGCTGTAGGTTTTAGTTTTTTGGTAGTTGAATCATAAATATTATTTACAGCCTTCGTAGCTTCACGAAAATCTGCAATAAGAGCCGAAGCTTTTCTTTTTACTTTTCCTAATGTGAAAAGAGGTGCTTTATTTTCATCTTCGTAATCTTCAATATCTACGACACGTACACGGATATCAATATCGAATGGATCGATAATACACCATAAGTAATCCCCTTTTTGCACATCACGCAAGTCCATTTCTTCAAGTTGTGTAGCAGTTAACTGAATGGTGAAGTCAATTGTATCTGTTAAGGTTTGTTTACACGCTTCCTTTAAAGAAGCAGAACTTTTATACTGATCGTCGTAGAGTGGATCAGCAATAAGGATTCCATACACTTCAGCTAATGGGCTTGTATAGTCAGCTACATAATAATAACTACCATCTGCATTTTGGGTAGAAAATCCTTTGATATATGTCCTCAAGTTCGTTGTATCAATTTCTTTAGATGGACTATCGATATTGTATTCATGACGAAATTGTTTATCTGTCACCCTGCCTATTTCGGAAGAAACAAATACTTGTGTATCTGAGTAATCAAATTCAGCTTGCATTTTAGTTGTGACTAGCTCTTGTAACAAAGCTAAAGGGTTATTATTACCGAAATTTTCAACATCTATTTTTTCAGGTAAATTTGTTGTATCAAGGACCAAGGTATACCCCGTATCTTTGAGAACAAAATCCAGAAGTTCTTTAGGTGTTCTTGAACCCGTAATGGTTGTATAGATACGATTTCTCAATTTCATTCTTTGATAAAAAATATGTTCAGCTGTTAAGGTCTTTTTGGTTTGTCCGCTTGTTACCTCTTTTACATTTCCGGCAACATATGTTTCTCCCTCGAAAATTAAGTAGGTTTGATTTCGTATTTCCCTATACCCTTGAAGGTTTTCTTGTACATCAAGGAGAATTTCTACACTGATTGTTCGTGCTGCATTTTCTACGCTTTTATTTCTCTTCACTGTATACTTACTTAGAGGAAATTCTTCACCGACTAGGTTTCTGACATATAACTCTCTCATACTTACACCTCACAAATAATAAAATCTAAAATCAAAGATAATCTCAAAGCTTCCACTTGTCCCATTAATTTCAAAGTCATTCCAGCCCGTTGCAAGAGAAACGCGTTTGTGATTGGTATAAGTAAAGATATTTGCATCATTTTTAAAGTGTTGAATGCGATCCAAAATAATTGTGTCATTAGGACCCGAAGTGCCTGAATATGTGAATACATCACCTGTCGTTTTATTTCTAATGGTTAAATTATTAGATGCACCTTTATATAAAATTCGCAAAGGGAGTTTACGAGGGTCTAAAAAGACTCCTGCATTATAAATCTGAAATCGATTAGCTTTATGTTTATATACTAAATTTCGATCAGACGGTAAATTCATACCTACCTGCCATAAATTAGAATCAAAAGTGAACTCATCTAAAGTGGTTCCAACCGATTCACAAAAAGAGCGAGGTGATAGAAAGTTTAAATCATATGTGCCTGTGGAAGGATTTACATAATCAATATCAAAAACACTGTTCACAAGTGCTCTCCACTGTTTACCAGGTTGTCTAGGATCAATTAGTAAAATTTGTTCTTTGGTAGCAAATAGTGCATGAAGTTCGCTGATTAATAAATTAAGAAGTATATGAGTGTCTTCTTTTACAACAAAGGAAGCTATTAAGTCCCTAGGGCCAAATGTGGTTCCTGTATGATTTGCGCCGTCAAAGTTTTCAAATTGTTCAAGTTTATGATTATGTGACACTGATTGTGGCCTGAATTTCAAACAATTCAAACCATAATCAGCAGTATTTATAGTCAATCCCTGCTTTTTAATAAGTAAATCCATCTTTTATCACCCCCTCATTCGATCTAAAGAATTAATGTTGTTAGCTTGACTATCTTCCACGAAATCTAAAATAGGTTGACCGTCAAGATCCACCCTGAAGCTTAGATTTTTCGAAACGGACTTTGTAAGCAATTCAACTGTTTGTCTTAATAAGGTAACTATTTCATTATTAGAAGTTCCATTTGTAACGTTCGTTGTATTGTTAGTAATAGATTGTTGGTTTGAAGATGTGGATGGAACCTTTGGAATAGGATTAAACAAACCAAGCTTGGGCATTAATTCTTGCAATAATGCCAGACTACGATTTCTATAGCGTGGCTCAGTTGTAATCACGTATTCTTCGTGTCCATTCTCACCTAATTCAGCTAATTGTCTCTTATTAACCTTTCCACCAATTGCAAAACCACCAATACCACTCTTAAGATAACTTTGATAGTTAGAATATACTTTACTGACGTAATTTCTCGTTTCTTTAAACGGTGGGATACCATGATATTTTGCAACGTTACCAGGTCCTGCATTATAAGCAGCTAAAGCTAACTTAACGTTACCTCCTTGACCCCGTAACATTTGAGCAATATATTTAGTACCACCCATTACATTCTGATACGGATCACGAGGATTTTTAACACCCATTGAACGTGCTGTAGCAGGCATTAACTGCATTAATCCTGTAGCTCCAACATATGAACGAGCATTAGGATTGAATTGAGATTCTTGTTTGATAATACCGGCAATTAAAGCAGGACTAACACTATATTTCTTACCTGCAGCATTGATAATAGAAGCATACTTACCTGCAAAATTACCTCCCATTTTCATACCGCCACCGCCGCCACCGCCGCCACCTGTTTTGAAGTCCACATGGACATGATCTGTGTGAGGGTTAACGCCTGTGTATTTCCTCCAAGCTTTTCCTACTCCAGGGCCTGCGATTTTACGGTTATAGATAACATATTGTAGATCTTTAAATGCTGTACGCGCATATTCCGCAATTTGTTGCATAGTTGAAGCGTTTGATCCCACATCAAATGCACGGCCAAAAGCATGCATACTTTTTGACGAACCGCCTCGAACATTACGGTTATTGTATCCACCCATAAAATGAGTACCTTTAAATTTTGAAGTTATTTTTCGATAATAAGCTTCTACATATGGGTGCATACCTCCATATCCACTACCTGCACCTATACTTGAACCATCTCCACCACCATCACCAAAGTCAGGCATCCATGCATCAATTAAACCTTGTATTTTATTAACAGCAAGGTCTTTCACTTTTCCAGCAACACTACCACTAATGTTTGTAAACCACTTAGGGAATAAATTATCGCCAATGCTAAATTTTGAAGCAGCTTTTTCCCAAAGAGCTTCAGGGCCTGCCATAATATCATCAAAGTTTCCTATACCTACACCATCTTTATAAGCAGGCATTTGCCCATTAGAGAAACCGTATTTTTTAAGTGCATTTTTAGTATGATGGGCTGGCAATACAGATGATCCTTTGGATAAGAATGCATATTCAGGACCTCTTGACCCAAGAATTCCAAGTCGGCCAGTTTTTCCGTCCAAGTGCAATTCAGGGCCTTCTTCACCAGTCAAAGCTATTTGATCGTTAGGAATACCGCCATTCGGTGTACCGATAGCACGGCCGCCACCATTGTTTTTATGACTTCCTGCGTTATCTCCCTTTTTGTGAACAAGAGAAGGCTTTGCTTCAGTTTTTGAGTTATCTCCGAATATACCTTTGACCCAATCTAAAGCTTTACCAATACCGCTCATCATTTTGTCCCAACCATCTAGGACTTTACCTGTTTCCCAATCAATTTGATCAACGTGACCTCTAGCTTGTTTTTTTGCTTCTTTAACCACTTTATCATGCATAATTTCTGCTTGATCAACGGTATATTTCCTTTGCCTTTTAGCGTCATTAATCATTTTCTCTGCTTGTTGAGCTGTTATTTGTCCAGTCACGTCACGCATATATTCAATCTTGTGCTTTGTTTCTTTGTACTGCCTATCAGCTTCCGCAACAGATTTACTGCGTTGAGTCGCAGAGTTTCTAACAACATTAGCTGCTTGCTGAGCAGAAAGGTTAGATGCATCATTTTTCAGACGCCCTAAAATTATCTTCTGTTCAGCTTCACTTTTAGTAAGAGTTTGAACAGCCATGACACGCATATTTTCACGAATGCCATTGATCGTAATTTTTTCTGACTCTGTTAATTGACGCTTCTGATTTGAAGCCTTTTGTTCAATTTGATTTATTTGATTTTTATAAGCTTCCAACTTAGCTTTTTGGGCAGCGTGGTTAGAGTCCATATTAGCTAATACTTTCGCTTCCTCTTGCTGTGTTAGACCTGAGTTTGTAGCAAATAAAGCTTTTGTTTTCTCAAGACGTTTAGCATAGTCAGCATCCATAGAGGTTTGAATACGGGTAGCCATTTGATTATAAAGTGCTGCTTGTTTATCAACGAATTGCTGAGTAACGTTCCCACCATTCACCAACAAGTTAACCAATGATTGATAAGCCTTGTTGTCCAACTCCATATAGGAATTTATAGCTTTTTTAGTACCAGCAGAAACTTTATCACTCATTAAACCCGTTTCAATTCCTGTCTTACTTAATTCATCACGCATTTCCCTTGCGCTACCCACGTATTTAGCCATTGCTTCAGTAACTGGGTTAATCTTTACAGCTCCTGCTAATAAAGGATGATCTTTTAAAACATCTTTAATTTCGTACCATTTGTTATAGACAAACCCAAGCTCTGCGCCTAATCCGGCAGCCGCCAAAGCGGTTAAGCCAATAGGGTTTGTTAACAGAGCAAACATTTTACCTAACGCACCAACGCCACCAACTAAACCTGTAATTCCAACTCCAGCTGCTGTTACGCCTCCAATTGCAATTGTGGCATCTTGCGCGGAAGGTGAAAGCCTATTAAAAGCACCTGTTACTGCATCGACACCCTTTTCTACTTTAGGTAATAAACGCTCGCCAACATCTAATAAGCTATTACCTAAAGGAGCTAGATCAGATACGAAATCACGAAATAAAGCTTTTGCCCTTCTAGCCATGTTTTCATTAGCTTCAGAAACTTTGTCCATCGACCCTTTAACATTGCCCATTTCTTTGTTAACAGTTTGCATAGATAAAATAACGTCTGCGCCTTGGTCTTCCCATTTTGTGCCAAATAACGCTTTTCCGATAACATTAAAATCTTTTTCAGGAATAGTGCCTCGCATTTCCTTTAAGCCTGCGATAGCTGCTTTATATACATCTGCTACAGTTGCTTTCCCCTGCTCATATTGTTCAAATACCTTTTGGGTTTTCTTATCCATTTCAGACATACCAGACATATAGGACTTGCTAGAATCTTCTGTTTGAAGCTTAAATTCTAATAAACTGTCATTCAGGCGGTCTAAGTTGTACCCTTTTTGAGCACCGTTTTGTAAGATATTAAACATTTCTTGTGCAGAGAAGCCTGCTTCTTTAAAATTTATGCTATATTCGGCCATGTTATCGAACATCTCGTTTGAGAAATTCATGCCTTTTTGCGCACCCTTGGCCATTAAGTCAAACGCTTCTTTTGCTGATAGGCCATAGTTTGTAATAAGTGTGTTACCTGCTCGTGTGACCTCATTCACATCAGAATCAAAGACATCAGCAAGAGTTAAAGAATCCTTTGCAACTTGCTTCAAATCCCCACTGTTTAGACCCTTTATGTTCTGGCGCACTTGAATGAGTCCATTACGAACTTCTGTCATACCTTCACCAAAGCCCTCTTTCCAAAGGCTCTGTGTGATACTATTTAATTTCTTAGCTTCAGCCCCCGTTACACCTAATTGCCCTTGAATTCGCTTCTGTGAGCTGTCCACATCACTAGCAAGCTTTAGCATTCCATATCCACCTGCTGCAGCTCCTGCAACAAGTCCAGCTTTAATAGCACCTCTCATGCCTTCCATTCGTTCGCGAGCAGCATCTAACTTTTCACTTGAGACTTCAACAGTACGTCCAAATACAGTCCATGTTTTCTTTGAATCATCAATTTTATGATTTAGATCATTTAAAGCATTTCCTGTTTTGTTCATACGAGAAATAGCCTGGTTTAATTCAACCAGACTGTCTTTAGTAGCTTTTGCATCTTCGCCTTTTTCACGCTTAGCTGCTTCATACTTTTTACGTAGCTCTTCCACAGCTTGTTTTTCAAGACCTAAGACTTTTTCTAGGTGCTGAGACTGTTGATATAAATGTTCTGATTCCGAACCCATTTTAACCATACTAGCAGCTGTTTTGCCGTATTCGCTATTCAATACCTTCAAATCATCTTGAATGCTCGACAGTGCCTTTTCAGCGTCCTTAGACACTTGTTTGAATTCGCTGCCTTGTTCTTGGATTTTAGAATTAAGCGCACCTAATGCCATTTCTGTTCGTTTCACTTGAGCAACAGACTTATTATAACGGATTAATAAGTTCTCTGTTTCTTTCGCTAACTTAGCAGTCTCTTTTGCATCTTTTCCTTTTTGCTGTGAAAGTTGATCATATTGTTTTTTTAACTCTTCAGCCTTTGCCTTTTGCGCTTGGAGTTTCTTTTCAGTCAAGACAGAGACTTTGTTCATATCATCTAAACTTTGTTCAAAGTCTTTTGTTCCTGCTGTTATAGCTTGGATAGAACTATCATAAAGTCTATTAGCACGATTAATTTTACCTATATTTTGTGCAAAAGTACCGGTACCTCGTAGATCAATGTCTACAAACATCGAGGCAAGTTCTTGATCGTTCATATATTCCCACCTCCTTTACCATCCAGGTACTTGGTCAATGTAGTGCAGTTCTTGTTTTGGTTCTGGTTTCTCTTCTTTCTTACTTTCTTTAAATTCTTGACGGATTAAACGGAATAAATGGTGAATATCGGACTGATCTATCTCATGTTGCTTATAGCCTTTGGCGTTCATAAGATATCGGTAGAAGTTATCCAGTTGCTGAGTCGGTGTCAGAGGGTACGGCATCAGCTTCACTTTCTTCTGTTGCTTCAATATCTTCTGGATTAAATGAACCATCCAAAGGGATACCTTCAGCAATCAAACAAAATTCAGCTAGTTTTTCTTCAAATAAATAACGACTAAGACCTGCATAGAACTCATCTACAGTGAACTGCTTATCAAAAGCTTCCACAATTAGTTGAATTAGTGCGTCTAACTGTTTAATTGTTGGTCTTTGTTTCAAGTACTCAATTTTCTCTTTCTCTTGCAAAGCAATATATTTTTTATATGTCATACCTGAAATAAATGGACTGTTCATTGTTTTTTCTTTACCATTTATTTTTAAAACTAGATCCATCATATTGGTTCCTCCTCAAAATAAAAACACGCCCCGTTAAGAGCGTGCTTGTTTTTCTACCAAAGATATATTTTATTTTTAAAGATTGTGATTTTTTCGTCTATAAATCTATTATTCAACAAACCCGATTCCATCTTTTAGTTCTTCTCTCATAGTCTTTCTTTTTTCGTTCGAAATTCCTCGATGGATTGTCCAATTGTAATCCCAAACGGGTCTTTTTTTCATTAAGTTCTCATTTTTGTTAATAAACTCTTGTGTTTTAGATACTACTTGAGCAGGATTACCAACTGCAACACTGTTATCTGGTATATCTTTCGAAACAACACTTCCAGCACCTATCACTACATTATTCCCGATTTTTACGTTTGGAAGTATAGTGCTGTTCGCTCCAACAAAAACATTATTTCCTATACTAACATTCCCAACCTTGGTATATCCTGTATGCATTTTTGTACTAGCGTCATGAGCTAAAATATAAACTCTAGATGCTAAGGTAACATTATCACCAATTGAGATTAACCAGCAATGAGGCGGATCGATTATAACGCCGCCTTGCCTGCTGAAATTTTTACCTACTGTTAAACCATTTTTTATTAAAGAACCAGTGTCTGCTTCTCCTCTAATCCTGAGAAAAAATTTACGTAAAAAATCCTTAGCCAAATGAACCATCTTCCTTTTTTTACTTTTTTTACATAGTATAGCATAGAAGAAGGTTATATTTTCGTTAACTAAGAATTTTTTACAATTATATAAAATAAACAACTATACATTTTTAATTACATCAATCTTAAATGGTCTATTAACCGAGACTGCTGCTGATGTCATATTAAAAAGTCTTATCACCACTTTACTACTATCGCAAAATGCACAATATAGAATACCGGCTTCCAATCCAACATGGGGAGTGGCAACGGCGCTATATTGGCCACTAGCTATATCAACAGTTGATACATCAAGTGAGCCGTTCGCTGGAACTGTAGCCGTAACTGTGAATGTTTGTCTATCTAACATTCGTGTATTCACAAGTTCAAAAGCTCCCCATGTAGACGTTCCGCTCGACCATCTGCGCTTATACATCTTATTGCTTGTATAAGGTTTGTAAATTTGGTGAGCGAAATCAGTAACTGTTGAAAGTTTATAAGTTTCCAACGTTCCCCCTACACCACCAGGGAAACCTGTTGCATTAGGATCTGTAATTGTAGTTACAGTTACTGTATTTGAACTAAAGTCTGTTAACAGTGAGTTGATATTATAAGCATCTGATGAAGATGCTGTGTATGGTGACTTCCCGATTTTATCAAACGCTAACCACACAGAGTTTGTTGTGTCCCATCTTCTCACGTATAAAGTGTTATTGTTATATGGTTTGTAGAATTGGTAACTAAACGAATCACTAGCACCTCTAAAAGTTTCTAACAAGCCACCAACGCTTTCAGGAAAACTAGTAGCTGCCGCACCACTGTAGATATGAGAAATAGTCGTCTTATTTGTTGTGAAGTAGCTAACTGGAGTGTCAAAAACTACCTCGCCATCCTTTAATACCTTTGTTGTTTGTTCAATACTTGAATGCCATTTTCCGTCACAATCAATTACTGTGTACTGTCTTCCTGTAGTGATAGGTAGCGTATAATCTCCTATGTCTACGATGTTACCATAAATATCTAATCCCTCTTTTGCGTAAGCCCATTCAATACCTTTGCTGTTTGCGTAATCAATTATTTGACTCACTTTATCAACATCAAAACCACTAAATTGAGAATGTGTCATGAAAACAATCCATCCGTTAGTGGCAATTGCTTCATCAATAAATGCTGTATAGTGAGCTACATCTTGCATAGGCGTATCACTAGACATTAACGATTCACGTTTAATACGAAATGTTTGCATTGGTGGAGTGTTAACACCACCATCCGTATAGAAGGCTGCACGACAATATTCACGAGCTACTTTACGAGTAAGAGCACCTTCTGACCCGTAAGGGTATACATATACATCAGCGGTGTGACCTCTTTTCTGAAGAATGTTAAAGGACTGTTCAAATTGATATCTTAATTCACTTTCTGTTAATTGACCGTGATAAGGGTGAGTATGGGAATGATTGATCAGATCAACATTATAATTAGCTTTTAAATCCTCAAGCTGTTCCCACGTTAAATAGTTCGCTTCTTTACTGGCGAAATTCGTAATGACAGCAACATTTAATTTGAAATTTTTCGTTTTTAATAATGGCAACCATTTCGTCAAAATGTCTGTTCTTCCATCATCATCAATGATACTAATTAACGGTTTTCTCTTTCTTTGTGACACTAGCTCTTTATTGATTTTGATTGCCGTTTTAATATTTTGCTGATCAATACCTTTTGATAAATCCCCAATTTTATCGTTTAATTCTTTATTGTAAGGTGAATTAAAGCGTGACATAAGATACACCTTCTCCACTTACAGAAGCGTTAATATAAATTAACTTAGCGTTACTAACAGCAAAAGTAAAAGCCTCATTTGCTTTTAGCTCAACGCCAAACGTAGTAGCCGATACATCAGAACCACCAACGTAAATAGAACCCGTATTCCCCTTCTTCGCAATCACTGTGACCTCTCTGCAAGCAATATCATCTAATGCTGCAGCTGTGCCTGCTGTTGTAACATTTTTCACTTTACCTGATAAAGTAGAACTTCCTGCTCTTGGATCCCCAAGTGGTTTATATGAATCAGCAGCTGCATCCCAATATTGAGGTATTAATTTCCCTTTAATATCTCGTAACATTTCCTTTTTATCGTAAGCCATGTCCAAACCTCCTTAATTATTTTCAATAGAAAAAGAGGGCAATTAGAGCCCCCCGTTTACGTTATTCTGACTGTACATACTGATACGGGGAGATAAAATGGCCCTCTTCATTAGGGAGTAGCTAATTCTTGATCCGGCTCATATACTTTCGTAAACCAGTCAACAATAACTTCTGGTTTGATATCTTCGTCATTACTGTGAACACTAACCTTCTTTTCTCCATCAGAATCACGTTTGATAAAGCTTGCATTCAATGAACCTGATTTAATTTCCACAGATTCACCTTTTGTTTGATACTCTTCACTTGGTGGTTGAATTTTACCTTTATATAACCAAACATATTTATATCCACCATCTGATGTCTCAGAACGCCATCCTAAAGCAATATATGGTGGATTTGAAGAGTCGCCTTCGATAAGGACACCGTTTGAGTCAATTCTCCAACCAAAGATTTCTGCTGCTACTTCTTTTTCTAATGCATCAATACCTAACTCAAGCTCCATTAATCCTTGTGATGTAACCACTACAGTTGGACCATCATCAGAGAAGAAAGGTGTAATAGATCCATTTGGATTTAAGTTTCCACTTACTGCTCCGGCTAAAGATTTAGGTGGAGCATATGTTGTAAGCCCACCTTTAACATCTTCTAATAACTTTGAATAGAACAAATCTTTCATACCAATAGGCATTTTTTTAGCTTTATTCATTTGGCAATACCTCCATTTGTTGTTTTAAAACATAATAAAAACGCAAACCTTTATGATAGATTTGCGTGTCTTCCTCATATAGATCAGGTGAAGGGCGTCCTCTACCAAAGCCTGCACCTATTAATGTTTGTCTTACTTTTTCATAAAGCTCTGTAAATACAAGTGCGTCTTTTGTCCACACATCTACTTGTACATAGTAAGCTGTTTTCTGCTCTTTATCGTCGGCTATAAAGGCAGCTGTGTCATCATATAAAAAGAAGGTGAGATATGTTTCATGATCACCTCTTTTAGTAATGGGAAACGTAGGAATACCTAAAGGCTTTAATGTGGACATCACTATACTATAGATACTCATAACTTTTTCAATTCCTCACGATATACTTCCACCATAGCTGCAATAACCTTATTTTTTACAGCATTAAAAGCAGGTTCAATAAAAGGCTGGGCTGGCATTTTAGATGTTCCCCATTCTAAAAAACGAGCATAGAAAAAGTCTTTATGAAAGCCTACTTTAATTTTCCCATTCACAATATTTGAGATAATGACATGATCAGCTAAATGTTTACCCTTATATGCGGAACGTGGGGCCCTACGCTCAATTTCCGCACGTAAGATTTCTGCCCCTTTTCTTAATGCTTTTTCAGCAACAGCCTCATTCTTTTCGATGCTAGCAAGCTTCTTCAATTTAGCTTGAAACTCTGCTAATCCTGTGGATTTAACTGGCATTATGAAATCAACTCACTTCCATAAGCTCGACAGATTAATTCTGTAATCTCTTCCTGTTTTCTTTCATACGTTCTTACCACTCTATAACGCTTAGACTCGTACTCAACAATGGTCTCTTCTTCATAATCAAGGGAATGAATCTCAAACATGGTTTCCAACGTATAGCCACTTTGAGCAGCCATATAAAACTCATTACCTCGTATACTTTTTTCGTTGGCAAATACATCTCTACTTGTCTCTTGTCCAGGTACAGGAAATCCTTCTTCATTCTGAGTTTCTTGTCCTAACTTAATGAGAGAAAGAACTTCATTGAATAACATCAGGAGTACCTGCTTTCTGAATAGCACGATTATGAATACGAATCTGTATGTTTCTAGGTAAAGGCTGATACTCCTGTCTGTTACGGTACAACCATGCTGCATAGTCCACAACTAACATTTGATCATCAATTTCTATCATAGAAAGAACTAAGCCTTTTCTTATCAGTTCTTTTTCAGAACTAGAAATAAGGGCAATAAGATACGTATCTCGTGCCGTATGCTTAAAGCCCAAATCTAATTTTAATAATTCAAGTAAGGTAGCCTTTGTTTGTTCATCCATTGTCTTCAACTTCTTCAATCAAAGGGACTTTACGTTTATTCTCGTACCCGGACAATTCCTTGATACGTTCATTTTTAGCTCGTCCACTTCTAGGATACTTGTCACCCACACGATAAATATGATTATTATCTTGCAGGTCTTTAAAGTCCTCTATTACTTTATACTTCATGTTCAATCACCCTTTCACAAGGATTATGCGCCTGCTACTTCTGATGTGTATGTGATGTAGTAGCCAGCTTGATCATCTACTTTTTCTACATCAAAACGGACAAATCCAGCTAGTAACTGACCGTAAATGTCATTGTCTGTCCATTTTACAGAAGCTTGTTTACGATTAAATAGAGTACAGAATTCCTTCGCGTCACCTACGAATCCTACTAAATCACCTTCTGCTGCTCCAATCATGTCATCATCTAACACAACAACTTCTCGCCCTTTGATGCGTTTACCAGATGCAACTGTAATGTCGTCTTGTAATAAGTAACGACCATTGCCATCTTTCAATAAATCTAATTCATTGAACAATGATGAAGACACATAAAATTTCACAGTGTAAACTTGTTTGAATCCAGTGTTCAATAACGTTACAATTCCATCTAATCCCGTTACAGCTTTCGGTGTAGCTGATTTGAAGATAGCAGCAATCTGAGCATTCTTCGTATTTAAATCTTGATCTCTGATATCTTCTGCAATTAGTCCAGCAACATCATAATCTGTATCGTCAATTGCTTCTTGAGATACTGGAATGTAGCCACGGTATGTTTCAATATCGTAATTAACTTCTACAAATGTTGGTTTAGCTAGTTCCGGGTTTTTCGCTAATTCCGCAACAGCAATCATTTTACCGTTTGATTTTTTAATGATTGGATATTTACCAGAACCACGATTAACCGGAACTGTACGAACATATTGTGTAAGGTCAACTGTATCAACTAACTCTTTCTTTGGAGCTAATAATTCTTCTGGAATCAATGCTCCACCTTCCACAGATGTGAAGCCTGCGCGAGTTTGGTCTTTATCTCGTACATAGGCATTGATAGCTTCTCTTGTTTCGATGTTTGTTGGCATAGTACGTTTCACTCCCTTTTTAGGTGACTTACGATTAGATGTTTCCAGCTCTTTTTCAAGCTCTTCAATTTCTTCTTCTAACGTTGTTTTTTCTTCTTCTTTTGTTTCAATATCTTTATCGTTATCATCCATACTCTGTTCGATAACGGATAAATCTTCGTCATTTTCAGCTGACTCAATAGCTGCTTCAAACTCACTACGTTTAGCTAATAAGTCAGTTAGTTTCCCTTCCAAAGCTGACAACGCATCTCGCTTCAATTTTAATTTAGCACCAATAAGAATAGGATTAGGCATTCTTCAATCTCTCCTTTAAGTTACGTTTTCTTTGTTCAAATTTTTCTTTTTTGATGGCTTCGACGTCACGTTGGCGGGCTGCCACTGCTGTTTGTGGGTAGGCAGGAAAAGCCGTGATGGAGACTTCCATCGTATCTGCTTCACGGACAATCCACTTCAATGTCCCATCTTCTCTATGCTCAATATCTTCTTTTAACGGAACAAAACCAAATGAGCAGCCTTTCACTTTTCCTGTTTGCACTTTACGATAAGCACTTTTGGCAAAAGGATCTTCTAAGTCCACTTTCACTCTGCCCCATAATCCTTGAGAATCAGTTTTCAACTCTAGCGTTTGGCTTCCAGTGCTACCAAGTACGACTCTTGTATCGTGATTATCAAGGCACATGATATCGTTATCTCGCAAACTACTGTCAAACGCTTCAGGTGCAATCTCTTCGAAAGCTCCTGGCCACAATTCTGTTTCTTGATTAAAAACAGCAAAGTACCCTTCAATGAAAGCTTCACCATTTTCTTCATCACTTCTCGTTTTTAAATCCGAGTTAAATACCATGAGACGCTTTTCCATTTATTCATCACCTCCTTTTAATTTATTTTGTTGGCCAATACTAGAAGCCGGAATATAGTTTTCTAGTACAATCAATTCATTCATTTCACTATCAGGATCAAGTCCAATCCAGTTACGTAACTCATTACGTCTCATAGCATTACGGTCCACAAGTTGAGAACCTGCTGTAACCATTTCCGTTAAATCATACGAATATAAACTTCGTGGATTTAAACGAAAAAACCAATTAGGCGAATAGATTAAATCCCTCGTTAACGTTTGCGAAATGATTTGGCCAATGGAAAATATTCGAGTGTTAATGAAATTGTTGTACTCCTCCTTGTTAAAGCTTCCTACGCCCAAGAAAAAAGCCGGTACTCCCATGAGTCCAGCTACTGTTTTCTTATCTATTTCCACACCTTCATTTATGGCTATGTCTTTTAAAGATAATGGTTTTACCTGTTCGACTTTAATTAAGTCAGCAGGAATAATCCAAGGCTTACCACCTTCAGTTTCATCAAAATATTTTTCCATGATACTGTCGCGTCCTTCTTTATTGGATAGCTCTTCTGTCATTGCATCCACAGAAATGATAAGAGAAGGCATATACTTACCACTCATGAAGTTATTTTTTGTTTTAGTAGCTTGGGTTAAGTTCTTTACAATCTCACATAATGCCACTCTATAACCCCGGCCCTTGTAAGGAAAGTTAGGATTAGGGTTGATAACAAAATGAACAACCTCATCAGGCGTATATGTTAATCCATTGTAGTTAATTAAGTATCCATCCTGTGTATCTTCATAGCCAACTGCTTGCATTTGAAGAGGTGTTAAATCATCAATCAAAGTCGTGATAGGATCTACTCCAATGTGGACGACTGAATTACCATCACCATGCAACAATAGATCGCTAACAATCTTATAAATCCAACCTTTACGCGTCATATTTGCATGAGGCTCAATATCAATTTTTCTGGAGAGCTCATTAGTGAGTCGTCTATCTCCATCTGCTGTATTTTCCATTAGATGAATGGTCATGTTTGATACCAAATCCGCAATCTTATCTACTGCAATTAATACATCCGGATTATCTGAAAGCCGTGTATAGCCTACGGTTTCCACATCACCCAGTGCTATAGGAATAGAAATAGATCGCGTTTTTTTCTTACGATTCCAAAATGCCATATGTACACCTCCTTCCTAGTTATTCAACCAACCTGCAGCATCTGACGCTTTGGTCATGTCCTCTAACATTTGAATAGATCCGAATACAGCAGCGTCAAATACGTCAATACGATGCTCTGGCATAACTTTTTCATATTGAATCATGTCATCTGTTTTCTCAACAGCAGCAACGTTCTGCACACAATATTCAAATGCTTGTGAATGGAGATAATAAAAATGGCCGTCCTTCGCTTTCTTTTCTATCCTTCTAAAGCCCTCAGACTTTTTATAAAAATACTGTGGTTGGTCAACCATTTTAAATCCTTTCTTTTTCATGGATAAAAAGAACTCTCGGGAAAACTTGCGGTCAAAACCTACTTTCTTTATCTTGAAGCCCATCTTTTTCATATCAATGAACCAATTCACAATATCTGAATGATTGACGGTAGGTGTGTTACACATATCTAGCCATCCATCATCTTTCCAACCGAATAAAGGAATGTTATCCTCTTCAGCTTTAGATGTTGCTGCTACAATTGGAAACCATGCGTGAGTAATCGCGATGTCTATACCTTTATAACTTCCATAAAGAGCAGATGCCGTTAAATCATGCATCTTAGATAAATCGGCTCCGCCATACCAACTAATATTTAACTTAGCTAAATCAGCAAGGGACCAGCTATAATTCCTGTCAGAAACCTTGAATTCATCCAAGTTAAAGTAAGCTTTTATGGCAGCTGTGTAGATGTTCATAGACTTGGCTAAAAAGTCTTTCCTCTGTTGCGGATCGTTCTGTGCTTGCAACGCATCATTCATAATGTCATCTGGACGAATTGAAACACCATAAGCAGGATTCGCTTTTTGATGTTCAAGAGGATTTGTGTAATCCACATTGCCTTTTTCATCTTCATCAGCTTTTGCAATAAACACAAAATAAGCCTCATCCTTAACAGTTCCGTCCAGTATTTTTTTACAGTACTGTAGACGCTGATAGCAGAAGCTTGTCATATCATCACCGGCTGTTGTAATACCAATCATAAGTTTGTTGGTATAAGCTTTCATGGCCTCTTTGATGATGTTATATTGTTTTGGTGTTTTATAAGCATGAAGCTCATCGGCAATAGCGATGTTACAGTTTAAGGAGTCCTGTTTATCCGGGTTAGCTGCAAGTGCTTGGATGTATAAAGAACCGTCCCCTAAGTCACCAGAAATAGAATGCTCCTGATTATTATCAATAACACGGAAGTTTTCTTTTTCTCCCATTTGGCCGAGGTTGAAGTTGATGAAGTTGAAGCTCTCCAAAGACTGCTTTAATGCAGCAGCTACAATGTATACTTTACTTCCACTTCGTCTGTTTAAAATACCAAGAGCCCAGGCTAAAGCAGCAGCAAAACTTGTTTTAATATTTTTCCGCGGAATATAAATAAACGCTTCTTTGAAGCGCCTCACGGATGTTCCTTTATGATAAAAACCTAATAGGTTGTAAACTTGATATTTATGAAAAGGCTCCAATAAAAAGGGCGTACCTCTTAAGGGTGTACCATCCAACATTTCACCCTGTGCATGAACAAAAGTTTTTTCAATGATACCAATAACGAATTCTGCGTCCTTGGGATTGAAATCATAATCAGTATTCTTAAGATCTCTTAAAAAACGTTCGCAACCTTGGATTTGTTCCCTGTTGGCTGGCTTGGTGCCGTCCACAATTGAAGTGACGTAGTTCATTACTAAATCATAATTCTTATATTCACTCATGACGTTTCACTCAATGCTTGTATTAATTTTGATTTTGGCTTTTCTTTTTCCTCTTTACGAACCGGAACTTCAGGACGCTTTATACGTTCATACGTTTTAGGATTCAGACATAATAAATTCGAATAAGTAGCAAGGTCTTTCCGCAAGGCTTCCATAGCTGTATAAATAGGGGTTTTTCTTTCATTTGTAGCCCCGGCTTTATTCGTATATGAGTCTGTAATTTTAAAACCTGATTCCTCAAATTGCTTTTCAAAGGCTTGATACTGGGCTAGCATTCCTACGTAAATATCAATCGTATGCTCAAAATCATCACGGTAAACCCCCAAATGTTTCATGTTATCAACGACTTCTTTTTTTAATTGGCTTCTCATCCCGGTTGCCACACCCCCTTTATAAAAAACTAAGGTCGCTCTATTGGAAAAGGTTCCCCCTCCTGTTCCCCATTGATCATTTTTGAATTGGCTTAAGTGGGGGGGCTATACTTCCAACCGTTTTGCTTCACAAAATCTTCACTATACATCCACAATTCATCAGCTAATTTATTGTAGTACTTATTTTGTTGTAATTCCTTTTTCATTTGTTCTTCATCTATCCCAAACGCAGCATTGTAAGCCTTGTACACTTCTTCAGTTAGTAAATCTAATTCAACTGGATCACCGTATTTATTAACGCATTGCATGTTCATCACCCCTTAAACGATTTACTCTTTCGCGCCATTGTTCACCTAATGCTGTTAACTCATCAGTATCACGGTTATGCATCTTGCCATGACATGTT